TTTTTAATTCATCACCGGGAGCATAAAGTCTAGCATATGAATATGTAGGTGCTAATTTTCTTTTAGATATGCTTTCGAAGTAAGGTAACAGTTCTATAAGTAAAGTATCAAAAGTTTCTGCTCCATATATTGCCTCAGACAATGGACACTGAGGATCTTTATATGTTTTCTTTTGCAAAACTAATTCTTGTAATTCTTTAGTCAATTCAAAACAAAAATCTTCAGCAAGAACACTTTTTAAGTACACATACTTATTATATTCAAAACTCATTAAAATTCTATCCATCCAGTTGCAATGTATTTTGTATTACTAATAGGAGGATTTCCTCTATGTGTATGTGTATATGAAGCAGGAAATAAAACTACGGTTCCTTTTTCTGCCTTAATGCGTTTTGACTGATACAGAAATTCTGTTTCTCCACCTTCATCTACTGTATTCAGATATACCGTGAATGCCATTAATCTTTTACAATTAACTCTGGTAGTTTGTTCACAATGCCAAACATGATATCCTTGACCAATTTCAGTTTTTTGTAACTTTATATCATAAATGTCATGTTGGTCAAGGTCATTCAGAATATCATATTTTCGTGCATATATGTTATATGCATTTTGCATTAAAAAATGTTTGAGTTCCCGAGAAAGACGATAATTACTAAATTGTATATCAACAGAAGCCATGAAAACAGCAGTATCATCTTTAAGAATTTTACCAACTCTATCGTTGATTTGTCTATCTACGCTAAATCCGGCTTCATGTACATGTTCGAAAAATCCTATACATTCATCACACAAATCATCAGGAATAGAATTAGGAAAAATTGCAATGTGATCATGAAGAATCATAATATATACTCTCTCATATTAGAACTGAATATTATTTATTTGTTTCCATAGTTCTGATCCTACCGGAGGATCCATAGTTAAGTCTGGTGGTGTAGGAGGAGGATCTGGTCTAACCTGTATAGTCCAAGCATTATTTTCCCAGACAGCAATTTTACCTTCGGGAATTGTGGGTGGTGCGACTGTGGTAGTGTGTGCTGGTAGTATAAAATTGTTCGCATTTAATGGATCATTTTCAGCAAAACTAAACCAAAGATATTCACCAGTCACTAAAACTGGTGATGTATTAACATCTTCTACATGTTCTCTGTAGTGATAAATTTTCATTTAGTGTCCTCTATGTTTTAATACATGCCAATAAAGCAATATTGATTGGCCGAGTTTCTGATGCTGTTCTTGGAGTTCCATTTGTTCCATCACTAATAGGACCAGATACAATATTGTTATCAATAATACCAGATCCTGGTGTAGCTAATTGAGTATTACCTGAACCTCCACCAAGAGCTGGAAATCTTCTAAATCCATGATTGTGACCTTGCATGGCGTCAGTTTGGTTTGATCCAAATACTCTTCCGGTATCTACTGCTCTACCATCATCCCATCCCCTAACAAAATAACCTCTAAGATCAGGAACATTAAATGTAGTTGATCCATCACCAGCACCAAATGTTGTACTGATAGCAGAGAATAAAGCAGAAAAAGTACTACGAGATACGGCAGCACCATTTGCCTTTATGTATCCAGTTGGGGGAGTATTTGCAGCGAAAAAAATTATACTTCCAGTTGGCACTGAATCTGACCGAGTGGTCATAGTTGTACTATCATTAAAAACTAATTGTGTGTTGTTTATGGAAGTTGGCATTGTTACCTCGTTTTATAATTATTCTAAGTTATTTTTCAAAATTTAATGTGTGCTAACATGGCACTATTAATTGGCCGACTTTGTGATGCTGTTCTTGGAACACCGTTTGTTCCATTATTAGTCGGACCAGATATAATATTGTTATCAATAAGACCAGATCCTGGTGTAGCTTGTTGAGTATTACCTCCACCTCCACCAAGAGCTGGATATCTTCTATATCCATGAAAATGTCCTTGTATAGCATCAGTTTGGTTTGATCCAAATACTCTTCCGGTATCTACTGCTCTACCATCATCCCATCCTCTAGCGAAATACCCTCTGAGATCGGGAACATTAAATGTAGTTGATCCATCACCTGCACCAAATGTTGTTCCTATAACTGCAAACAAAGCAGAATAAGTACTACGAGATACGGCAGCACCATTTGCTTTTATGTATCCAGTTGGTATACTATTTGCCCCAAACCACATGATAGTACCAGTTGGTACTGAATCGGCTCTGGTACTCAGAGTTGTACCATCGTTAAAAACTAATTGTGTATTGTTTAATGAAACTGGCATTATTATCTCTTTTAGAATCAAGTAATCAGTATTTATAACCTCATTTTTTCTTTTTGAATCAGATATTCTCGCACAAATCCACTTCGCACAATATCTTCAAGTTTAAATTCTATGTGAACCACATCATCTAATTTCTGCAAAATGCTTACTGCATCTGACAAACCAGACTTCTCTTTCTTCATATTTAGATCGTTTTGATTCAAGTCTCCACACAGCATAAATCTACAATTTTCTCCAATTCTAGTCAAAACCGTGTCGATTTCATGAAAAGTAGCTGATTGAAACTCATCAAATATGATAATACAATCTCTAAACGTCAAACCTCTAAGAAAACTCGTTGTCTGAAACTCAATAATTTGCTTGTTCATCAAAAAATGCCATGCATCTCCACGACCTATGAGTTCGTTGACAATATTCTGATATGGTTCTTGATAAATCTTTGCTTTTTCTTCCAGTGTACCTGGTACAAATCCTAGGTCTCTAGAAGGTACTGCTGAACGAATAATAATGATTCTGTTGTAATGTGATGCATCGTCTAATAAATCTTTTAGTCCAAGATACATTGCAAGAAAAGATTTACCTGATCCTGCTGATCCCGATAAAACTAAATGATTACCTGCTTCATATGCTTCAAATGTTCTTTCTTGATTCTCTGTTAATGGTTTAACTCTTTTGAGTGAAAAATGTTGTGCTTTGGCTTCTGCTGATGCTGTTCTTTTTCTTGGGGCCAATTGTTTCTCCTTTTACCATTCACGAGGCATTTTAGTTTTATGTCCATGCTTCACTGTATTGTGGGGAACTTTTTCTTTGATGCGACCTATAATCTCTCTTTCAAATCGTCCATCTGGTTGACCAATACCTGGAGTAGACATACGCATACCATCACCTAAAATAGGTGTTTCTGCAATATATCTTTCTAGGTGGGGGTTGTTTACTTTGAAGGAATCATATTCAGATATCTTCATCATATGTTCTTCAATTTCATTAGTTTCTTTGTTTAAGAATTCATAAGTAGGCATATATTAATCCCAATAGTACATGTTGTATGCGATAGTTATTCTTTCGCTGATAGTTTCTTTTAGGTTCACCTTATGTTCTAAATTTGCAGGGAACATAATTATATCTCCTTTTTTTCCACAATATGAAGTTACATTTGGAAAAATAGTTTCTTCATTATCATCATTTTTAATATATATTACTCCGGATATTGATCCGCCGTGAGTATGTTCTGGGTTAAAATCATTGAGATATGAATAATTTACCCAAAAGCTATAACCATCATAATGACCATAATCTTTTTTAAAGACAACCTTTCGAAATACTTCTTCATATGGAAGATTTCTAACCTTGTGAAAGTAATACTCACCCATGTGATTTAAGAATGCAAATATATAAGAATCTTCTAGAACTGGTGCTGGAACTGAAATCTGATAACTATTTCTTCCCGCATTAAAATGTTCTCTTAGATATGACAAATCATCATGCTTTATTTTGTTACAATAATTTACCATGTCATCAACTTCAGAAATTATTTTTTCTGGAAGTCTACCCACTAAAATATCAGTATTATCAATAAAATTGAAAGTTTTAAAGAGTGAGTGAATTTTTTCATTCATTTAGATTCAAATCCTCAAATAAGTTTTCATAATAAATCACTATTCTTTTTATTTATGTATAAAGATAGATTCTGGTTACGGGTCCAGAGTCACCTTATCTTTGTGACCGATTAGTTTACATTAGAAATTCAACTGGCTGCGAAACATAATTGCTTTATCGCCTGTTACACGACTTCCTGAACTACCCACAAGGGCATCAAACTTGGTGTCAACATAGTTCACCATAAAACGCAGGTTGTCAGTAGCGAACCATGTGATACCATATGTCATTGCAGTAGCACGATTTGATTTACCAGCAACTACTGTAATATTACTAGCATCAAATTCGCTCATACGCACATTAACTTGCACAGCACCTTTACCACCTTTGTCTAAAGGATTAGCAGGTTTGATTGCACCAAATACACCGTCTTTATAATTGTATGATTCACCAGTCAGATTATATGCTGCAAGAACATAGTAGCCTTTAATTTCTTGATTGTTTCCTGTTGTAGGATCGTATGTAAAATTAAATTGTTCTGCTTGCACTTTGAACGCATTGTAAGCAAAGGCTGCTTCAAGACCTTGACGAGTTCTATCCGTAATACCACTTAACGCAGGACCAGTAAACCAAGCATTTTGTGAACGAGATTCAGTTCTACCACTTGCTGGTGTCACACCACCTTTGGTAGTACCCATGCTGTATGCGGCACCTAAATGCAATGTATACGCTTTGCTACCTTGCAGTTCAGCAATGTTTGTAGTAATACGACCAATGTAGTCAAAATTATCAGCAACCGCATCTTTATTACCACGACCACGACTTACTGCTAATGCATAGGTAATGCCAGGTTTTGGTACACCATGTAACATGAAACCAGTTTCTTTTGCAGGAATCAATTCACCTTCAGTTTGCCCAATCAAACTACGTTCCATCATATCAATATTATTTGAACTAGTCAACTGTTCAAGACTGAAAGGCATTTTAAATAAACCAAATTGAAACTGTGCTTCTGGATTAGCTGCATAGTTTACCCATGCTACATCCATTGTTGTTGAAGAACTGGATGCGCCAACATCATTACCAAAGTTACCAACTATTTCATATTTAAAGTCTTTTTGCAACTGACCACGAACACCAAATCTAGCACGACGAATCTCAGTTAGGTTCTGATACGAATCCGTGGTTTGATTTGCACCATAAGACGGTGAGTATTGTCTATAGTCATTATGAAGTCTACCTGTAAATTGTGCAGTGTTGTTACCATCTTTGGATTTAAGTCCGAGTCCATTTTCTGTAACTGAACCATCGTTTGCTCTTGCTTGTCTGTACTTGACTGAATCGCTAACGTCTTTGTCGATTCGTTGCTCTGCAAACTTTTTGTTTTCTTCTTTTTCTTCATATGCTTTCAATCTTGCTTCATATTCTTGTTGAGTGATGATATTCTTCTCTCTCAGAATACTTAAAGTATCTTTGTACTCATCAGCATATGCAGGTAATACTGTTGCTAGTGCAACTACAATAGTAAGTTTTTTTAATAATTTCATTTTATATCCTTATTTCCAAATTGGGTTATTGTCTGGTCCGCGGAAGTCTTTCTTCCAATTTTCTTGCACTAGCTTAATTACATCAGCTGGCATATGAACATACTCTAGCTCGGTTGACATTT